GCTGACCAGACCTTGAAGATTATTGAGAACAGTAATCATGAGTATGCAGCAGGCTGGCGTGAGTTTGGACTTGACCGTAAGTCAGTCAAGAGACAGACGATGACCCAGCCATATGGATCTAAACTTTTCTCCTGTAAAAACTACACGGCTGAGTGGTTCTATGCCGAACTAAAGAAGGGTAAAGAGAACCCTTTCGGTGATGAGACTTACAAGCCATGTAACTGGCTAGGTGAACAGATCTGGGAAGCAATAGGTATGTCAGTACATGCAGCACGACAAGGCATGGAGTGGCTGCAAGATGTTGCTGCCATCTGTATCGAAAATGACATTGTTCCTCAATGGACAACACCTCTTGGTCTGCCAGTACGTATGCATTATGAGAAGCAATCACATCTCAACATCAAGACTGCTGTGTTTGGGGTGATTAGACAGACACGTATTCGTCAAGACAACGGTGAACCATCCAAGAGAAAGTCAGTCAACTCAATGGCCCCTAACTGGGTACATAGTCTTGACGGTATGGGTGGACTACTGGGTGAGTCAATCAACATTGCACTCAACGGTGGAGTGAATGACTATCTGATGGTTCACGATAACTATGAAGTGCATGCACCTAATGTCCCAGTCATGGGTGGAGCAGCAAGACAAGCAACAGTTAATTTATTTTGTGGGAATGTCCTCAGAGATACTTACAACGAACTGAACTATTTAGTACCATCTGGGGTGGAACTACCCGAGCCACCACCCCAAGGCGATCTTGATATATCGCTGGTTCAACAGGCTCACTACTACTTTTCCTGAAAGGAATAAACAATGGCAAAGAAATATGCATCACCAGCAGGTAAAGCGGTCTGGCCAAAGATCTCGAAACCTGAAACCAAATTCAACCCTGAAGGGACATATGAGACAAAGCTCAGACTAGATGCTGTCGAAGGTGGTAAGTTCCTTCAACACATTGAACAGATCCACGATGAGCATCATGATCTTGAACAGAAGAAGCAGGGCAAGACTGTTAAGAAGCATCCTCTTTCTGTAACTCATGTCGAAGAAGATGGTGTACCTACTGGTGAGATTGAGTTCAAGTTTACATTGAAAGCACAGGCAGGTAAGCCCGGTGCGAAGTGGGCACAACGTCCAGTCATCTTTGACAGTCGTGGTGGAATGATTAAACCTGATGATATTTCAATCGGTAGCGGCAGCACAATCAAGGTTGGATATGACATCAATCCTTGGTTCAGTCCGGCACTTGGTGCAGGTATCACACTCCTACTGAAGAGTGTTCAGGTTATTGATCTCAAAGAGTTTGGTGGTCAAGACTTTGACTCGTTTGGTTTTGACAAGGTTGATGGATTTGTCGCAGAAGACAAGGAAGATACATCAACTGATGACGAAGAACCTCTCCACGACAGCGACTTTTGAGTTTACTCTTCCCGTTAAACCTGTCCCTGCTTCACGCCCTCGGGTGACTAGGCGAGGCCATGTGTATTACGGAAAGAACTATACTAGGTTTAGAACAGAGTCAGAAGAGTTTCTCAGTGGTATTGAACTCTCTGAACTTCTGCCATTCAGTGGCCCCTTACACTTGGATGTGACCTTCTTCTGTCCTCGTCCGAAGAAGACAAAGAAGGTCGCTCCTCGTGGGGACATTGATAACTATCTAAAGACATTGGATGTTCTAAACAGAATCCTATGGTTCGATGATGACCAGATAATTAGCGTGCTTGCACGGAAAGAATATGGAGATGAACCTCGTATTGAACTGGAGGTAACTGAATATGGGTGAGTTTGTACGACATGAGCCGTGCAATAAATGTGGCAGCAGAAATAATCTAGCTGTCTATTCGGATGGATCGAAGTACTGTTTTACTCCCGGTTGCGGCTATCAAGGAGATAAGCAGGCAGACACATATAGTATGGAGACAACTGATATGGGATTGATTGAAGTGGACTACATACCGCTGACGAAGCGGGGTCTTAATTTAGAAACATGCAAGAAGTGGAAGTATGGCCAAGGTGTTTACAATGGCCAGCGTGTTCAGGTTGCGAACTACCATGACAGGAAAGGTGTACTTCGTGCTCAGAAGTTACGCAATGCCAATAAGAATTTCACTTGGCTAGGTGAACCTAAGTCTATTAACTTGTTTGGTGAGCACCTCTGGGAAACCAATGGTAAGCGTGTTGTTGTATGCGAAGGTGAGATTGATGCACTGTCAGTCAGTCAAGTGTTCGGCAACAAGTGGCCAGTAGTATCCATACCTAATGGTGCTGCATCTGCAAGCAAAGCTATCACTCGAAGTATTGAGTGGCTTGAGACATTCCAAGAAATTATATTGTGCTTCGATCAGGATGAAGCAGGCAAGGCAGCAGCAAACTCATGTGCTCACTTACTGACACCGGGTAAGTGTAAGATTGTTCATGGCCTACCCGAGAATGATCCTAATGAATGTATAATTAAAGGCAAGCATGAGCAACTAACCCAAGCTATCTGGCAGGCTAAGACATTCAGACCTGATGGTGTTGTGTCAGGTGATGAGCTTTGGGATCACATCAACAAGGATGAGAGTGGTTGGTCAGTGCCCTACCCTTGGGAAGGTTTCAACCAATCACTAATGGGTATGCGTGGCGGTGAGCTGGTGACTATTACTGCTGGTACAGGTATCGGTAAGTCATCCGTATGTCGTGAACTAGCCTACACCTTAGTACGTGACGGACATAAGGTTGGATACATAGCACTTGAAGAGTCAGTGAAGAAGACTGCTGAATGCCTGATGGCTATTCACATGAACATCCCACATACCAGCATGCCTGATGTATCTGATGAGGAGAAGAAGCAAGCATTCGATGAGGTAATGGGTGATGGCAACTTGGTGTTATACGACCACTGGGGTAGTCAAGACCCATCACGATTACTTGGCCAAGTCAGGTACATGTGTAAGGGACTTGGATGTAAGTTCATATTCATCGACCACCTATCCATCCTTGTGTCTGCACTAGCAGAGGGTGATGAGCGTAGGATGATCGACAATACCATGACAAAGTTAAGAAGTTTGGTAGAAGAAACCGATATACATTGTGTGCTGGTATCTCACCTCAAGCGTCCTGATGGGCGTGGTCACGAGGAAGGTGCAGCAACATCACTCAGTCAACTGCGTGGCTCTTCAGCTATTGGCCAACTCAGTGACAGTGTACTTGGATGTGAGCGCAACCAACAAGATCAGTTGGAAGCAATGAATACGACTGTGCGTGTACTCAAGAATAGATATGCAGGCATCACTGGGGTGTGTGCAACCTTAGAATATAACCCGACCATTGGTCGCCTACACGAATACAGCAGCCCATTCGATGAAACGCAACGGTAAAAGTAGCTGGATAGATGTTGCCCACGAGTTGTCAAAGATAACTGGGAAACAAGAGTGCCCTAAAAGGGTGAAGTACGAGGGTGAGTATTTGATCCTCCCTAAACTGAAAGAAGCATTGGTTGCAGACCCAGTGCTTAGAGACTGGTTAATGGAGAATGGTTATGTACCAACTGATATTTGATATTGAAACTAACGCAATCATGGACTGGGATGAACTCAGTGATCTTGAAGTAGTTCACTGTATTGCTATCCTTAATCCTGACACAGGTGATGAAGAGATTTACTCAGACAGTTATGGTAAGGGTAAGGACATTAAGACTGCCCTTGCCCAGCTAAGTCTTGCTGATAGATTGATTGGTCACAACATAGATAAGTTTGACATCCCTGCATTGGAGAAGCTGTACCCATCACTTAATCTGAATAATGCTGCCACTGTTGACACCCTACTGGCCAGCAGAATAATGGCTCCAGATATTATGAGGACAGACTTCCAGAACCAGAACATGCCTACCAACTTGAGAGGACGATACTCACTTGAAGCATGGGGCCACAGACTTGGAGCACATAAGGGTGACTTTGGTAAGCAAACAGATTGGTCAGTATTCACTGAGGAAATGGCTACTTACTGTCAGCAGGATGTGAGAGTCAACACTAAGTTATGGCACTTGATTGAGGATACATTCAATGAAGAAGTGTATGAAATGGAACGTGACTTCCGAGACATCATCCTTGAACAAGAAGCCACTGGTGTCGAATTTGATGAGGAGGCTGCTTTTACACTGCATGCGTCACTCATCGGTGAGAAGACAAAGATTGAAGCAGAACTCCAGCAGATCTTCCCTGCCCAAGAGGAGCCGATGAAGACACCTCAGTTCTACACTGACCCTGAGAACAATGCCAAGTATCTACGTAAGAAGGATGCACCCTACAGTGTCCAGCGTCGATTAATACCGGGGCCACTTAAGAAGAGAGTAGTCCCCTTCAACCCCGGCAGTCGTATGCAGATTGCCAATGCCCTCATAAAGAAGTATGGATGGAAACCTACTGAGATGACTGGTGATGGTAGGGCTAAGGTAGATGAAACAGTATTGGGGGATCTACCCTATAAAGAAGCGAAGGTACTATCACGTTACTTAACTATATGTAAGAGGATTGGTCAGCTCAGTGATGGCAAGGAGTCATGGATCAGGGCATCAAGAGATGGAAGAATACATGGCCATGTAAACACCATAGGTACAGTGTCAAGTAGGTGTTCGCATGCTCGTCCAAATCTAGCCCAAGTACCTGCGATTGGCTCACCTTATGGTGAAGAATGTAGGTCACTATTCAAGCCTACTCCCGGTATGGTCATGGTTGGATGTGATATGTCAGGACTAGAACTACGTTGTCTTGCTCACTATCTAGCAAGGTGGGATGACGGTGAGTATGCATCAGTAATCATGGAAGGTGACATACACCAGTTCAATGCTGACAAGATGAAAGTGTCTAGATCAGCAGGTAAAGGTATTATGTACGCCACTCTTTATGGGGCTGGTGATGTGCTTGTTGGCCGGTTAGTAGGTGGCGGCAGACGAGAAGGGCGTACTATGAAGGAGATGTTGGAGAATGGTATTCCAGCACTCAAGCGTCTTAAGTCAGCCATAAGTAACAGACTTAAAACTCAAGATTGGTTGCCTGCTATTGACGGACGTAGGCTACCTATTAGATCAGAACACTCCGCACTCAACCTGCTACTGCAATCTGCTGGTAGTATACTTATGAAGAAGGCAACGATCCTCATGAATGAGAAGATCAAAGCTGACGGAGTATTCGCCCAGCAAGTCATGCATGTTCATGATGAAGTACAATTTGAGGCAATGGAAAGTGAGGCTCACAATGTCGGACGGATTGCGGTACAAGCCATGCGTGAATGCGGTCAACCCTATGACTTCCGATGCCCCCTCGACGGAGAGTTTAAGATCGGAAACAGTTGGGCCGACACACATTGAGTTGGCTTGGCTTGCAGGTATTGTTGATGGTGAGGGATACGTGAGTTTCATAACTACGCCTATAGTTCAGGTTGAATCAGTCACCCCTAGTCTGGCCTATGTACCTGCTCAGTTAGTAGGTGGTCGAGTGACTACCTATCAACGTAAAGGTGCTTCAGTGTTCAGATGGTCGTTATATGGGCAGAGTGCAGTGAGAGTATTAAACCTGATTATTCCTTATCTAAAGTACAAAGATGCACAGGCTAAGATTGTTGTGCATGCTGGTAAATATCCAAGTAACTCAGCCATGAGGCAATCACAGGTTGATCGGCTGTCCCATCTAAGAAAGTTGAGGTACTGATGGAACCTTTAGAGTACATACCTACACCTAACTTATTAAAAGAGCTAAGGAAACGCCATGATACTATGGTCTTCTTAGCTGCAAGTAATCGGACGCATGATGTCGAGGATGTGACTGTTGCGTTTGAAGGGCCATTCCATTCAATACTTGGACTGGTCGAACTTGGTAAACATGCAGTAATGAATGGAATCAGTGATGATGAAAACGGCCCTAGCGATTGACGGAGACATATTCCTTTGGGAATGTTGCCTAGCCTGCGAGCAGTCTGTGGACTGGGGTGATGACTTGTGGACATTGCATGCAGATGCAAAGGAAGCAAGACTTAGATTAGACATTGCCTTTGCTACGTTGAAAGAGAAACTCAATGCAACATCAGTAGCGATAGCACTGAGTGGCCCTAACAACTGGCGTAAAGAAGTACTGCCTACTTACAAATCAAATAGAAAGAAGTCTAGGAAGCCCGTAGTCTTCTTCGCTATGAAGGAGTACGTGAGGGAGACTTACAAGACATTTGAGTATCCTGCCCTTGAAGCCGATGATGTATGCGGAATGCTGATGGGTACAAAGATGTGGAACCCTAAATCAAAGAAGGTGATTGTTACTACTGACAAAGACCTACTCCAAATACCCGGTCTTCACTACAACCCTAACCGACCTGAAGAGGGTATATCTGAAGTCAGCGTAGAAGACGGATATTACAATTTCTTATATCAGACCCTGACAGGTGATGCTGTTGATGGGTACTCAGGATGCCCACGCATTGGGCCTAAGACTGCTGCAAAGCTACTCAAGGTTGATCCAAGCTGGGCCACAGTCAAGCAAGCATATGAAGACGCAGGCTTGAATGAAGAAGACGCAATTCAGCAAGCACGAGTTGCACGCATAATGCACCAGTCAGATTATGACTTTGACACTAATGAAGTAAAGCTATGGGAGCCAGAGCAATGAACAGAGATGAGCTATTAAACATCCATGAACGCCTATGCGGTCAAGCAAGGCACTTGATGAACCAGAAAAATCACGATTATAGTGGGGGTAAGAGTGCTGAAGACCCCTTCTTGAACTTCACCAGAGTAGAGAGACTAGGGATAACGGACACTAAAAGGGGGTTCATGGTCAGACTGACTGACAAGATCTCCCGCCTGATCACCTTCATTGACACTGGTGTATATAAGGTTCCTGACGAAAAGGTAGAGGATACCATCCTCGATTTGATTAATTACAGCATACTTCTCTACGCATATATTGAGGTAGAGAGAAAGGAAAAGGATGACTATGAGGATAATACCTACACTCGATCCCAGTCTTATTCAAGCATTGAATGAGCGTGTACCTGAACGATGCCCTGATCCTAGCTGGTCAGAACGTGAAATCTGGATGTATGTAGGTAAGCGAGAACTCGTGAACTTTCTTATTTCCGAACTAAAAATGCAAGAAGATAACCTTATAAAGGAGTGACGTTATGTGTATGGGACAATCAGCAGCAATGCCACCCCCAAGAGCAGCCGTTGCTCCTCCTCCCCCTCCCCAAAAGATAGAAGTAAAAGCTCCCCCTGTATTAGCTCAGATGCCTGAACTCAAGAATGAACAGGCTCGACCTGATAATCCTTACCGTAAGAAGCGTGCGAGGAAAACAGCAAGGGGTAAGGGAATGCTTAAGATACCTATGAACGCATCCGGCGGATCGGTGAATGCCTAATGGAAACACTAAAGAACCTATATCTCAAATGCTCAGGTGAGCGTACTCAATATCTCGAAAGAGGTAGGGACTCTAGTTCACTGACTATTCCTAGTCTGCTCCCTGAAGAAGGCATCACATCATCAACCAAGTTTAGTACCCCTTACCAATCTGTGGGTGCTCGTGGTGTGAACAACCTATCAGCAGCATTATTACTGTCTCTGCTCCCCCCAAATGCTCCGTTCTTTCGTCTTCAGTTAGATGAAGAGACTGAACGTGAGCTAGAGCAGATGGATCCTAAGATCAAGACTGAAGTAGAAGACTCTCTAGCCAGCGTTGAACGCTCAGTTATGGATGAGATTGAACGGTCAGGTGTACGTACTGGACTCTTTGATGCTGTCCGACACCTTGTTGTCACAGGCAATGCATTACTGTATTTCCCTGATGGCGGCAACATGCGTGTGGTTCACCTCAACAGATATGTTGTAAAGAGATGCCCACTAGGCAACGTCAGGACTGTAGTTCTCTTGGAGAGCGTATCCCCCTCCATGCTCCCAGAAGAAATACGTCCTGAAGTGGGTGAGGAAACATCTTACGAGGACAGTATTGATCTATATACGGGTATGTTTACCCGCAATGATGGTCAGGTAGAAGTCTTCCAAGAGGTAGATGGCAAAGAGATTGAGGGTTCAAGACGGGTTCTTGACCCTGAAGATGCACCCTTTATCCCCCTCAGAATGTCCCGTGTTGACGGTGAGAACTATGGACGAGGTTATGTAGAACAGTACATTGGTGACCTTCAGAGTCTTGAAGGATTAACTAAGGCTATTGTTGAAGGCAGTGCTGCCGCTGCTAAGATCCTATTCCTTGTCAATCCCAATGGTACAACCCGTGCCCGTACACTCAGTGAATCACCTAACGGTGCTATTAGAGAAGGGTCAGCAAATGATGTCAGTGTTTTGCAAAGCCAGAAAGCGGCGGATTTCTCTGTTGCACAAAGTACCATCAACACCATACAAGAGCGTCTTGCGTATGCATTTCTACTCGTTGAGGGATCAATTCGTAATGCAGATCGGGTTACGGCTGAAGAAGTAAGACTGGTTACTCAAGCTGTTGAACGACAACTAGGCGGTATATACAGCATTCTCAGTAGAGAGCTAAGTCTGCCAATGGTCACCTTGGTTATGAACAAGATGAAGGCTGATGGTTCCTTACCGAACCTCCCTGATGACAAGATTAAACCAGTGATTATTACAGGAATTGAAGCCCTCGGGCGAGGAAATGACCTCAACCGTCTGGACACATATCTCGCAGGAATCGGACAGATCCTTGGCCCCGAGGTGCTTCAAACATACATTGACGTAAGTGAATATTTAAAAAGAAGGGCACTTGCTTTAGGCATAGATACTAAAGGCTTGGTAAGATCACCTGAAGAGCTTGCTCAGATGCAGCAGGCACAGCAACAACAGATGATGGCCCAACAAATGGCTCCACAAATGATGGAGCAAATGACTCAAGGAGAACAATTAGATGGCTGATTACCAAAGCGTTGAAATTAAAGGGGACGAAACCCCTGCCTTTACTGAGGAGCAGATTGCAGCTAGTGAGCCACAAGCCCCGCAAGAAAGTCAAACGACAGAACCTACCTCTGAACGACCCAATTGGTTACCTGAGAAGTTCCAATCACCTGAGGCTCTCGCATATGCGTACACTCAGCTTGAGAAAGAGTTCTCACAAACCAGAGGTAGTGAAGAGACATCAACAGAAGAAACTACAGATACCCCAACAGGGCTTACCGAAGAAACATTTGATGCTCTTACAGATGAGTTCAACTCAACCGGGGATGTTTCAGAGATGTCTCGGGAACGTCTTGCGGCTACCGGCATACCTCGTGAGTTCATTGATGAGTATGTTGATGGGCAGAAGCAGCTTGCAGAAGCATCAATTAAACAAGTCTACGACACTGTTGGTGGTGAAGAGTCCTACCAGCAAATGCTCACTTGGGCATCGAATACTCTTCCTGAGTCTGAGATCAGTCTATTCAATGACATGGTTGCTGGGTCGAAAGACGAAATGATGATGGCAATCAACGGACTTCACGCTCGATATAATCAGTCAGGTCAGGCTAAAGCACCTGCACCTACTCAGCCTCTTGTTCAAGGTGACACTGGCAACAACATTCCTACTGGGTCTACATTCCAGTCCCGTGCTCAGGTTGTTGAAGCTATGAATGACCCACGATATACCAAAGACCCCGCATATCGAGAAGAGGTCTACCGTAGACTTCAGAACTCAAACGCTATTTAGGAGAATCAAATGGAAAAGCCCGGATTTAAAACAACAGAATTTTGGATTAGTACTGGAGCAGCAGTCGTTGGTGGCTTAGTTGCATCAGGAGCAATCCCTACAGAAGGCCCGTGGATGCAAGTAATTGGTCTTGTTTCTGCTGCCCTAGTTGCACTTGGATACACTGGTGCTCGTCTCAATCTTAAGAAGACTGAGGCTGAGGCTGCTGAATACGAGTACGACGAAGAAGAAACTAAATAAATAGAGAGGATCAATATGTATGCAGCACTTGCAACTATTGTCATTGCGATCCTACAACCTATTATCGAAATTATTCGGGCATACAAGGTCACGGCTACTGATGCTGTCCCTAGTCCTAACCGTGAGCGGTGGGCTGCTAGGGTGCGGAAGTTCAAGAGTCGTATTCGTCCCTGAGTCCGATGGTTTAGTTAGACTTGGCCCTAACGTAAAGGGTTATGTCTACTACTGGGATGGTTCTAGTTGGAACCGTTCCGCAAGTTCTGTATACCTTCCTGAAGGTTGGTATGCAGGATCTATTGATGGCGATGTTGAGGAATCGAAAGATACCCGGCCCGCTGCGGTGGATAACTGAACACTCTTAGTTACCGATACTGACCATCAAACCGTATCTAATTTTAATTATTTAACTAGGAGTTAAACTATGTCACAATTTGGCGTACAGCCCTCAAGGCTTGGGCAAGTGAATGGAGCCGGTGATGCCGATGCTCTGTTCCTGAAAGTCTTCAGTGGAGAAATTATTAGCGTGTTCGAGGAAGCTAACCTTATGCTCCCTCTTACCAAGACTCGTAACATCAGCAGTGGTAAGACCGCAACTTTCCCAGTTGTAGGTGTTGCATCTGCTAAGTATCACACTCCCGGTGAGTCAGTGATGCAGCAGAATGTTACTAACACTATTTCTGGTGATCAAGGTAGTGAAGCTCTGGCTCAGTCAGCAGCTAACAAGTACCTTTCAACCGTCAAGCACGCTGAACGTACTATCAGCATTGATGACATGCTTGTATCAACTGCATTCATTGCAGACATTGATGAAGCAAAGAATCACTGGGACGTTCGTTCTGCTTACACAAGTCAAATTGGTCGTGAGCTTGCTTATCACACTGACCGTGCACTTATGCGTACTGTTATCGCGGGTGCTCGTGGTGATAAAGACCGCTTTGGCGGTACTGATAACCAGTTCCTTGGTGAGTCGATTGATGGTGCTTCTGGTGCTGCATACACTGTGGCGGAACTTATTACAACTATTGCTAGTATTGCTCAGAAAATGGATGAAAAGAACGTACCTGCTGAAGGTCGTTACTGCGTCCTAACTCCAGCAAACTATTACACAATAGTTTCAAGTGGTAACGCTGCTATCAACAGTGACTTCGGTGGTATGGGTTCAATCGCTACTGGTGAAGTTGCACAGCTTTCTGGTATTCGTCTCCTGAAGTCTAACCATCTTCCCTCGGGAACTGATGCTGGCACTTCTATCTTCAAAGATAGCGGCATCAAGAATGATGTTTATGATACTCATGATGGAACTGGCAGTGTAGGTGCAGGTTACTCTGCAACTGCTGCATACAACACTGCTGGTGTTGCATTCCAATCCGAAGCTGTAGGAACTGTTAAGCTCCTCGACCTCGGTGTTGAATCTGAATACCAAATGGATCGGCTTGGAACCCTGATGCTTGCTAAGTATGCTATGGGACATGGTATTCTTCGTGAAGAATGCTGTTACGAGCTTGTCACTGCTTGATAATTAGAGATCTTGAGTCTCCCTTCGGGGTGGGACACCTTCGGGTGTCTCACCTCTTTTACTTAAGGAGTAGAAATGCCAGCTAAGACAACTGAATTAGAGGCCGTCAATACCATCCTGTCCACCGTAGGTGAACCACCCATTAATAGCCTCACTGGACAACAGGGTGCTGATGCCACTATTGCGAGAAACATCTTGACTGAGATCTCTCGTGAAGTTCAGAACCAAGGATGGAATTTCAATACCTTCTTTAATCAAACACTTTCCCCTAACTCATCCAATGAAATTGTGTTGGCTGATGAAGTCCTTCGCGTTGATAACGATCCAACGGCCCACGGAACGCAATCAATCTCAACCCTCGGTAGTTCGGTTGAATCTCGTGAAGTCATACAGCGTGGCGACAAGCTATATGACAAGACTAATAACACCTTCACTTTTTCCTCTGCCGTCCGAGTGACTCTGGTATACCTCTATAACTTTGAAGAGTTACCAGAGCCAGCTCGACGGTATGTAAACATCCGTGCTGCCCGAGTATTCCAAGACCGTATGGTTGGTTCTCAGAAGGGCCATATGTATACGATGCAGGATGAGATGCAAGCAATGGCAGTACTCAAAGAGTTTGAGGGTGATACTGCTGACCGTACAATCTTTGATCACAGTGATGTGTTTAACACCATCAATCGTCGATCAAGCATTCGAGGAGCAGGATACTAATGGCACTTATTTCAACTGACATACCTAACCTGACTGGTGGTGTTAGCCAACAGCCAGACTCAATGAGGTTGGTAAACCAGTGTGAAACACAAGAGAATGCCATCTCAAGTCCTGTTGAAGGATTACTCAAACGTCCCCCAACTGAATATGTAAAGAAGCTAATCAATGGCTCAGTGCCTAATGATTTATTTGTGCATCATGTAAACAGAGACAGCAGTGAGCAATACTTTGTTGTCTGTGATGGCGGCAATGACTCAGACACTATAAAAGTCTTTGACATGCAAGGTAATGCTAAAACGGTCAATCATGACCCTGAAGGCGGTGCACCTGAAACAGGTTATGCCTACATGACTACCTCTACACCTAGTACGTCACTTAAAGCTGTGACTATTGCTGATGTAACCTTCTTTGTAAACACTGAGAAGACAGTAGCAATGGACTCTGCTGTCTCAACTTACTCTAGAAACCTAGCATCTAAACCTAATGAAGCACTGATTGTGGTCAAGAGATCACCGGGTGCTTTCTCAAAGTGTGAACTTACTTTGAGGATGGATGATATTGATCTAGGACTGACAGACGGTAGTAATACTGACTTTGGTTATGGGGGTGATGCAGCCACGGCTCATGATGCAATCTTTACAGCAGAACGTATTCGCCAGTTATTCAATGGTGGTTCATTCACAACTAAAGATACTACTGGTGATAATAATATTGAAGTAGGAGTGGATACCCCTATAACAACAACGTCTACTGCGGCATCAACAGACTTAAATGTCGTATTCATAACTGGTAGCAGACCTTTCAACCTCACTGCATCAGACGGACAAGGCAATACTATCCTTCAGGTAATCCAAGATGAAGTAGAGAACTTTGCAGACCTACCTTCTATTGCTCAGAATAACATGGTTATTAAAGTAATCGGTGACCCAGAAGCAGAAGTAGATGATTACTACGTTAAGTTTAAAACTGATAATGATCAAGCGGGTCTAGGCCAAGGACGTTGGGTAGAGACAACTGCTGGTGGCATTGAAAACTCTTTTGATTTCACCACAATGCCCCACATATTGGTCAGAAAACCTGATGGCAGCTTTTTATTTACTGCTGCTGATGGTCAATTCAATGGATCAGCAACTGGTGGTGGCCCTGACATATCTGCCTTCAAGTTTGGACAACGCCTTGTAGGCGATGAACTTACGAACCCTAAGCCTACTTTTGTAGGCAACAAGATCAGTGGACTAGCGTTCTTCAAGAACCGACTGGCCTTCTTATCTGGTGAGAATGTCATCATGTCAGAGGTAGGTGAGTACTTCAACTTCTTCAGAACTACTACAGCCCAGTTACTTGACTCAGCAGTTATTGATATTGCTGTAGGTGGTACAGCCGTATCTAACCTCAAACATGCTGTACCTTTCTCCAACCGACTAATCCTCTTCTCAGACACCTCTCAGTTCAGTCTCCAAGGAGAGCAGTTCCTATCTCCCCTTACTGCATCTATTACCTCACAGACTGAGTTTGAGATCACAGCAACCACTCAACCTATTGTCTCAGGATCTAATCTATTCTTTGGTTTCCCCCGAGGTTCCTTCAACGGCATCAAGCAGTTCTTCAAAGTAAATGAAGTAGACATTCAGTTTGATGCTGTTGAGGTGACTGCCCAAGTACCTAAGTACATCCAAGGGAATATTAAAAAACTAGCAGCAACCACACATGAGGATATGTTGTTTGCCTTGACGGATACTGATGCCAGTAGTCTTTACTGCTTCAAGTATTTTGAATCTCAAGGACGCAGGCTTGTATCTTCATGGTCTAAGTTCACATTTGGTGGGACTATCTACTCAATGTCATTTATTGATACCACGCTTTTCATACTTATAAAGCGAGGTTCTGACCTGTACCTAGAGAAGATCAGAATGGAGACAGGTTTATCTGACCTTAACTCCACATATACAACAACAATAGATCAGAGAGTCTACAAGGCTACAGGCACTTATGATGCGGGGGCTAATAAGACTACTTGGTCTAATTCTAATGGTGATTTTGATTACACACCTTCAGCCAACTCCCATGTAGTCACAGCCACAGGTCTTGATTTAGAAGTTACTGATAGAAGTGCTGGTGATGTCAAAGCGAAAGGTGATTTTAGCAGCGTACCTGTATACATCGGTGAACCTTACACGATGAAATATGAGGTATCTAAACCAATCATTAAATCTACTGATCAGTTTGGTAACCAGAGACTGATGCCTTCTACCTCCCAGAACCGACATCAACTCCGGTACATGACAGTTATCTTCTCAGACACAGCTTACTTCAACGTCAGGGTCACACCTGAATACCACAATGAGAGTAACTACTTCTTCAGTGGGCGTACTATGGGAGATGGATCAAGTCCTGTTGACTCTATCCCATCTGTAGATGGTGACTTCAGAGTACCTATCTTTGCTCAATCTGATAGAGTCAAGATAGAGTTCCTTAACGATAGCCCCCTACCCAGTAACTTCCAAGCAATTCAATTTGAGGCTGAACTAACTACCCGCACCCGTCAACGATGAAGTATTGGACTAGACCAACTATCCTTCCTGACATATCTAAGCTACACCCTGTACTTAGAGAACCTGATCGACTAGAGGTTGAAGCTCTTGGGTCAAACCCGAGGACTGCAATTATGTTTGGATACCTCAATGGCCCCTGCTTCACTGGCTTAGTTGATGAAGAAGTATTGTGTATATTTGGAGTAGTGAAGGAAGGTGATGGCGGCAGAGTATGGATGCTGTCATCAAGAAATATAGAAGGCCATGCACGAGCAGTTTGTAGGCTGAGTATTAGAGAAGTAAGAAAGTTTAAGCAAGATTATCGCATACTATTTAATATAGTTGATGAGCGAAATACAATGACAATCAAGTGGCTTGACTGGCTCGGATTCCAATTCGGCAAGTCACATACAATCAATAGCCACTCATTCAAGGAGTTTTATACATGCTGCCATTAATTGCTGTTCTGGGAGTTGCTGCTGGCGGAGCACAATTTGCTGCTCAGTCTAGTGCAGCTTCTGCCCAAGGCCGTTATGCCCGTGAGCTACAGATAAGACGTAATGAACAGTACAGAAGACAAGTACAGTATCAGAGAGATCTATCTGAATGGCAGCATAAGAGGTATAAAGCCACTGCTGACAGTGCAATGCGTGATGCTGACAGTAGCTACGCAGCCGTATTAGATGGTTTACAGCAGAGACGTAAGAAGATATTTGACTCTATTGCCCAGTATGAGATGAAAGCTAACCAAGACGTTAGCCGTTATATGGCATCTGAAGGTAGATCAGAAACAACGGGACAGTCTGTAGCTCTTGCACAGATGGCTGCTTTGCAGAAAGCATCAAGAGAAAAGCAGATTAGTCATGACAACTTAGAAGGGTATATACGTCAAGGCAACAGGCAGTTCTTGTCTATAAGAGCTAATGCTCAGAACAGAATTAATGCTGCTATGCCTTCACCATTAGAACCAATTTATCCCGGTGATGCTGTAAGACCAGTCTATCAACCCGGCGGAGCTGACCTAGCAGCCGCTGTATTGCCCGGAATAACTAACGCACTAGCTCTAGGATATCAAAAGGGTGACTAATCAATGGCTGAATATGAAATAACCGCATCACCTCTTTCTCAATTTGAAACTTTTGGAGAAGCAGCCCCTCAGAAACCAAAGGCAATGGAAGCACTTCCTGCTCCACCTGTTAATGAGGAGGCTATATTTCTTCAAAGTCTTGCATCTATCTCAAGCACAGCAGCATCTTTTGCAACTGAAATTTATAAGAGCCAGCAGAAAAAAGCTAAAAAGAAAGCTGCATCTGAGCAAGGAGAAGTCCTTGAATACCTTGAAAACAACCCAGACACAACATTAGCTGGCCTTGTTGATAAAGGTGTAATTACTGATAACATTTATAGTCTAAGAGCAGCGGCAATAACTTTAGGCAAACAACATTCTTCTAGACTTGAGTTCACACCAACCATGATGTCTGATCTCATCAACCGAGGCCAACTTGGTACTGATGAAAATGGTGACCCATTAACAATAAATTCACGGGACAAATCATTTGCTCAATGGTGGCAGAATACAACTTCTGCTTTAGATATCCCTGAGTCTCTTCAAGATGATGCTTTCTTCTTGACCACATTTGAAGAGCAAGCTGCTTTGTACCGATCAAGAGCAAAGAGGATATATGACGATCAGATAACTATCCGAAACAACAACCTAACTGCGGCCAACATTTCTAATGAAATAGTAAAAAGTGGATATGACGTTGGTGCGGGCAATGCAGCACTTAATGACCCAGATTATAGAAATGCAATAGGTAATGTTGGCTCTGTTAAAGCAGTATTTTCAGCTTACCTACAAGGAGCACTTCAAGGTGATCCAAGAGCTGCAAATGCGTTGACCAGTCTTACATATGGAAGTGGTCAGAAACTTCTACAAGGTGAAGAATTAGCTACCTATAACAAAAAACTTCCTGACATCCAAAGAGCTTTAGCGGCTAGAGCTAAGAAAGATTACAGCGATCACATAGTTAATTCTATGGGTGCAGTAATTAAAGAAATGGATGCTGAGACTGCTGAATATCAGTTCAATGATCTTTCATACATCCCACAAACATTCTCTGGTTTCTTATCATCACCTGACTTCTTTGAAAAGTTCCAAGATAAACTCGGAAGCATGGCGGAGATAACTAGAGACACTGAAGATAATAAATTGACTGTGTCATTTAAGTTAGAAGATGGATCTAGTGTTTCTGAAACCATACCTTTAGAAGACATCTATAACAACCTTAGAGCACAAGCTACACAGCGACATATATTTTCAAGAACTCAGGAACTTTCAGGACAAACACCTGACCCTCAACTTATGGCCCGTGCAGAAGTACAGGCTTTATACAGTGGCACTGGATATAAAGACCCTATATTACAAAGTCGGTTAGATGATTACTTGGATGGTCTTGGTAATTATGCCCGAATGACTCCTGAGCAGCAGGAGGTTGCAGAACCAGCATTAAGAGCAGCTCTTCTAGCGGCTATGCAACTCGCTGCATTAGATCCTGATGGATCAACTTTATCTGATTTAGTTGATAAGGAGAATGCAGACTATATTTCAAGTTTAGCTTTATTGGCTATTGGTGCAGGATCTGGAGAAGGATTTGAAGCAGTATTCCAAGCATCTTTGAGCACACCTCCACAATTAGCCAGACAAGGCTCATCAGTAACAGTAAAAGAGCTTTCAAGTACAAACAAAAATAGCCCTTATTTTGGCTTTGAGTATGGTGGAAAATACTTATCTGATCTACCAGATAACCTGCTAAGAAAAATAAGCAGTATATCGTCACACCAAATGACATTTGTAAATAAACCTGCTAATCAGGCTGTCAAAGAAGCGATGAGACACGTCATGGATAGTTCCATTACTGTAGGTGGACGATTGATGATGGCTGATGAACTTGCTGATCATATTAGAGGTGGACGTAACAGAAATAAGCACATCAATATTCAAGGTAATGCATATAACGGTATTAGGATATTAAATACCTTTATAGACCATTTGAACGAAAAAGGCAGAACCATACCAGAATTTGCAGAATCAATTGCAGATTCTCTTGAGGGAGTAGGTGATCCTGAAATTGAGTTTGAAATCAAGCCCATGCTTAATGGTGAGCAGTTTCATATCCTGATTAAAGAAGGAGGAGCAACAGGTTCATTACAGATACTCCCTCTCGATGATCAAACAGCAGTATGGACTGTAGAAGAAATGGGTGAATGGATGGTTGAGAGAGGTGTTATTAAACCAGAAGATAATACTCCTATAGAAACTAAGGTCATCAATATGGGACAAAACGCTGGTGATCAACTAAGAGATGTTCTTGTCCCTGTGGCTCAACCTTTGAGTGATATAGGAAATCAATTAGGCAAAGATCTTAATAAAACACTTAAAGAAACAATTAACTTAGATGGGACAAGGGAATAATAAATGACAGGATTACCTACATCCATCGACAGTGTGCTTCCATTTCAAGAAGCAACTAAAAGAGAACTGACCCAGCTTTATAGAGAGTCCACTGAAGAGATGGGGCTTATGGGTAAAATTGGGATTGGTGCATCAAACACAACCCTTACTGGCAGCTTCTTTAAGTGGATAGATGACCCTCGATTCAGTCCTGACCCAGATTTCGTACCTACTCAAGAACTAATTGATAAGTACGCAGGGGATATAGGTGGAGGACAACTTGACCGATTGGTCAAAGACTCAGAATCTTTTGGTGAATTTGTTTTTATTGCTGACCGCATCCGTGAAGAAAACATAGCCACACAGCAGTTATTTGACGGAACATTTACTGGGGGTGTTGGGGGATTATTGGGTGTTCTTATCCCTAACATAATTGAAGGTATACCACTCACTATAGGAGCAACTGCGGTTGCTGGCCCTATTGGTGCAGGTGCAGCATTCGCAGATAAAGCTCTGAGAGTTAAGCGTGCCCTCGGTTTAGCCAAAGGTTTAGCTATAGCTGGTGCTGTTGAAGGAACAGCAGAAGTTCTTAGGTATCAGATAAACCCAAGCATGACTAAGACTGATGTCCTAATCAATGCTGCAACTGCAACAGCATTAGGTGGACTTGTCGGAGCTGCTGCCCCCTACTCAGTATTTAAAGTAGCTAAAGCTATTAGAGATGAAGTTAAGTTAGAGGAAGCATTAAAGGTTAGAAACAGGTTTGGCAATGAGGCTGTTAAAACTGAAGCAAGAACAGTCAGTAAATCCCGCATCATTTTAAATACTGAAGAAGTAGCGGAAAGTGGTGCAGGAGTTAGCAGGCTTGAAGGCCGTAAGTCTGTCAGGAATTACATTAAATCTGACCTGATTAATAATGCCAAGACTGCGGTAAAAACTACTGCACGAAAGATTACTGAACTAGGTGGAGAAGGAAGTGGATCAATTGCCAAGAAGTTAGATGACTTTGTTCAGGCTGGTTTCTCACAGCTCCCATCTAAGGGTGCATTGACGGTTAATAGGCAGAACTTAAGAGCTGTGGTCAAGAGCCTTAGAGAAACATTAAGTGATAATGAAGCCGTTGCTAAAATAATTAAGGGCACTGAACGTGGTGAACAGACTACCCTGACTAATGAGCTTGTTGGTATGGCTGCTGAACTAGAACGTGTGGCTATTACTGCTGTTCAAATGGATGTCGCAAAGATCTTCAGGAACATTGCAACAGCAGCTTCTAAGCAATCTGATGAACTTATACCTGAAACTAGAGAAATGCTTAAGAAGTTGTCTGCGAAAATAAGACGCAATGATGCATTTGAAGTGACAGCATCTAGAGCGAGGAAATCGACAGATCCAAAGACTAGAGCAGAAAGATTCAAAGTAATTGATGAAGGTGGTGGCGAAGCAACTATACATATTGATGGCATCCCAGTAGCAACAGGATCTAGTGACTTACTTGAGTACACTCCAGAACAATTAGCAGAAGCAGCTCTTGGATGGACACAACAGAGAGTAGCTAGAAACTCTGAAAATCCTGCTGAATACGCCGCAAGGGTCGCAGAAAATCCTTTAGCTAAGATTAGTCCTAAAATGTCTATATTTACTGCCCCCGCTACAAGATTAGCAGCATCAATAGATTCTAATGTTAGAAAACTTGGATCAATATTCTTTGGTGGCCCAAGACAGAATGGCAGTTCAAGACCCGTAGAACGAATTATCACAATTAATGAAGAGCGACTAAGAACTGTAGCTATGCGTAAACTTACTATGGCTAAAGTCGAGGCTGCAAAGAAAGGTCAGAAGCTCACTGACAGAGATATTGCTCGTGCAGTGACTAGCCAAGAAGAAGTTACGGGTGAAATGAAGCAAGCTGTAGATGCTATTAGAGAGTTCTATAGTAAAGCGTATCAATATGGTGTTAGAGGTGGGGTCTTTGATCCAAAAGAATATGACCCTAATTACATCCGCAGAGCATACGCACCAGCAAATACTCGTGCTCTTGTTGAAGAGTTTGAAGATGGAGCTGTTGAGAGAATGGTTACAGCAGCTATTAAAGATAACAGCAGCATTAAGTTCACTACTGAACAAGCACAGAAACTTGCTAAAAGAATACTTGCCTACAACAACAACCCTGATGAGTATGGCAAATGGCGGATGAATAACCGCAAGAAGTATGAAGTTCTTGAAGACGAACTCAGGAAAGAACTGCCCGGCTTAAGTAATGATGACTTAAAAGTTGTCATGGAAATGGTACGTCCTAAACAAATCAATGAACCCCATCTAGGTATGAAGTTTAGACGTATACCTATGAATGAAAACTTCACCACAGAAATGGTGAACAAACAAGGATTAACTCGGACAGTACATATTGATGAGATCTTTGATCGTAACTTAGAACACTCTATAAACATCTATGCTCAACAAGTAGTTGGTGCAGTGGAGATGCGTAAGGGTATGCTGGCGTATGCCGACATAGCTAAGATGGGACTCAAAGAAGGTGAAATACCTACTGTTGAACAAGTAGTTCAACATATGCGGAAGGGAGCTAAAGATAATACTGCGGCTGATGTTGCTGAAGATACCTTCCTAAATCTTTATAGGATGGCTTCTGGTTGGGGATATGATTTAGATAAAAAAGGACAGAATAGATTAAATTGGTTCCGCAACGGCAACGCCATAGCAATGTCTTCCTATGGAAGCCTTATGGGATTAACCCAATTAGCTGAAGTTCCTGTAATCATGGCTCAACAAGGTCTTGCAGCATTCTCAGCTTTATCCCGATTAAGTTTCTGGCGAACCCAAGGACGAGCACTTTTAATGGGGCCAGAAAAACTTAAAAATAAAATGGTCTACGGAGAGAACTTTATCAGTGAAGGACGAAGATCTGGTGGTGAACTTCAAGATGACCTGCTCGCACAGCATGAGGTAGTATTTGGCATAGGGGGAGATGTAGTCAGAAAAGATTACCTCACTCGAAGACTAGATGAGATGGATATTGATGGTGGGGCTAGGGGTATATTCAGTAGATTCTTCGATACAACACGCCAGATGGCAACAATGCATCCCTTTGCTGGGCTTATTCCTGTAGATACCATGATGCGTCGATGGGCAGTTGATGCTACATACCAAAGTTTTGTCAACAGAGCTTATAGAATTAAAGGCACTAATGCGATAGCTGACAAAGGTTTCTGGCGTACTGATGCAGTGGAAGCATTCAGAGACTGTGGACTAGAAGATGAGATGATTGAGCGTATTATTAAAGAACTGACAAGACCTGAAGTAGTTAAAGTTGAACGGGGATTACTCGGCGGATATAAAGTTAAGACAATAGATTCTGGTGCGATAATAGATCAAGTAGCAATGGATGACTTTGCTATTGCGATTAGAAAAACAGTAGATCGAATGGTTCAAAGACACTCCATAGGCGAAACACCTGTGTTCCTTCAAAATCCATACCTCAGATCTTTAGCTCAATTTAGAGTATTCATGCTTGTATCGCAGGCTAAACAATTAGGTTATGGACTTGGCTCCATGAACACAGCTATGGGTGCGGGACGGTTAGGCATGGCAGTAGTTGGATCTGCCTTTATGGGCATGTACACATACAGGTTACAAACCCACATAAGAGCATTGAACAAACCTGAAAAGGAGAGAAGTGCTTACTTAAGAGAGCGTCTATCTGAAGAAAATTTAAGAAGGTCAATGGTAACCCGCAATACTTTTGCAGGAATTATCCCAACAACTTGGGATACAGCTAGAAACTTTACAGGATCTGAACCACTCTTTAACCAAAGATCAACTGTAGATGCAAGTGGAATGTTGAAAGGAACAACAATTGCGGCTGTGGTTGACAGGGGGTTAAACTCACTTAAAGAAGCTGGATCAGCATTCGCTGGAAACGATCCCTTCACTGCTGAAGACGCAAAAAACACAGCAAGACTTTTCGGACTATTCGCAATACCCTTCACAGAAGCTGCGACTCAAGCAGTATTAGACTAATAAACAACCACTAAGGAATTATCATGCCAAACAGTTATGTTGACATAAACTACAGCTCAGGTGATACGGTGTCATTCACTAACAATGACATGGAATACCTTGAAACTGCTCACATTAAATTAGTTGCATCCAATACTAGCTCAGGTGCTTCAGTCACTTTTTTCCAAGCAACTGGCGCACCTCAAATCATTAGTGTTACCGCCAGTAATGGGACAACAACAGTAGATTTTACTGCATGTAAAAACAGCTTCCCAGCAGGCACTAATAAACTACGTGTCCAACGTGTGACACCTTCAGATAACCTGCTGACTAACTTTGCGAATGCTTCACTCCTCCGTGCTGAAGATCTTAATGAGAACTCTCAACAACTGTTGTTTGTTCTACAAGAGCAGATTGATGCTGGTACTGGTTCACTGCCCCTGCTCGCTACAGGTCAGTATGATGCGGGCAACAATCAGATTATCAATGTATCTGATGGTACTGATAACACGCATGCTGCCACCTATGGACAGCTCTCAGCACTGATCGGCAATAGCAGTAACTCTGCATCAGTAGCCCAGAACTGGGAGTTTGCTCTTGGTACATCAGGTTCTGGGGTGTACAGTGCTCCTAACACTACATTTGTACTATCCCCAACACCTGCATCTACTCTTGATGCCACATTTATTGTTGAGGTTGCGGGTGTTATTCAACGTCCCGGTACTGACTTCACTGTCAATGGCAATGTTCTTTCGCTTCTAAGTACAAACCTAACAACTTTAGATTTTAATGGCACTGCTCTCATCATTCAAAACTTTGGTTTAGCTCGGCAAGTATTTAATTTCCCTGTGACGGGTGAAGCAGGAGCAGTAGACGAAACTCCAGTAACTTTGAAAGGTTTCGCTGAAGATGATACTCAAGCTATGCTGTCAGTTAAGGATAGCTCTAACGCTGAAAATGCCAACATCTCAGCAGCAGGTACTATTCAAGCTAAAGTACTTCAGCCTCTAAATAGTGGAACACTTACTGTCAGCCCAACTACTCTGACAACTACAGGAGCTATTACTTCAGGTGGTGACCTCACCGTAGGTAACTTTGTAGCTACCCAATCAAGTGGTGATATATCAGCTAATAAAGTAACCATCGCAACAACTGATGCGGCTTCAGGATTCAACCCTAATATGGCAGTACCCAAGTCATATGTAGACTCCCAAGGTCTTACAGGTACTGGTGTAGGTGCTCAGGACAATATTAATACCTATATAACACCCGGTGTTTACTATGGAACTACACCCGCTAGTCCTGCTAGTTATGGTTTTCCCACTGACGTTAATGATGGTAAAAAATACACACTTGTTGTGTATCCTGTAGGTGCTTCGCCTTCAGATGCAAGTAATCATCAGAGAGTTCAGGAGCTTCACTATTATCAAACTAGCTCTGATAGTAGAAAGTACATACGACATCACAAGCCTGATTCAGGAAGCACCGAGTGGAGAGCTTGGTCACAAATTATTACTGAAGAACTTGGCGTTAATAAGTTAGCAACGGCAACCTCTACCTACAACATGGGTAACAATAGGTTATTAAATGTAGGTAACCCACTAGCTCAGAATGATGGGGATGCAGTAAATGTCAAGTTTGTTTCAGATAATTACACCCATGAAAAAAATAGTATTATCCCTATCTCTACCCACACAATTACAAGTGCTAGTCCTTTCTATTACATTGACAAGCCAGCAGGACTTACGAACTGGAGAGATAAATATTTATGGATTGAAATGGTTTGGGAAGATGTGATTTCTGAACAAAGTTCATTAGGTAATCCTAACAGCAACGAACATTGCCCCGGCTTTCAATTATATAGCTCTAATGGTGCAAATCCTCCTGTATATACTAGATATGATGGCCCAGCTTCAACAAAAATGAGCTTTCCTTTAAGTGGTTCTGATCAACAATCGGGAGGCGGAGCACAACAATGGTTTTTCAGGCAGCAATCTGAAAGTTCCTCAACTGTACATGATGCTACAAATGGTTACTCAGGTTACAGATCATGGGCGATTGCTACTGATAAGCCTGTGTCAACTCGGGTAAGGTTTTACTTTCCCCAGACAAATACAACTGATGCAGGATTAAGACAAATCTGGATGAAAACTAGCGATACTTTCATACGTGATAGTGGAGCTATTGTAAGTATTTCAGAAAGGCATGCGTATCTTGACATGGGTTCCGGTAAAGATTTAGACAGAATTGCCCTTGTAGGTACATCAAATGTGGCTTGGAACACTCAGTCTTCGAGAAAAGAAATTGGCATCGCATCAGGTGTAATCAAACTATACGGTCAACGAAACGGCACAGCTTAATAGGAGTTAATCATGCCAACATTTGTAAACGCAGCAATGGTAACTGGTGTCGTTAAGGACACTGATAAAGCCACATCAGGTGGCAACCAATTTGTATCACAAGAAAACAAAGTAGTCCAAGTAGAAAGTGATGGTCGAGTCCACCATTCATACATAACCCGGTCAGGAACTTTTGAAGCTACTGTTACTGCTGGTACATCTGGAACAATGGTCTTAAATGAAAAAACACTTTCTTATGAAAGAGTAGGGGGCATTGTATTCGTCACAGGTAACCTAACAATTACTTCTTTAAGTAGTCCTGTGGGTTCAATCAACATTACTAACTTGCCGTTTATATCTTCTGCTGACTCGGTAGCAAATGTAAACATACAAGCCCCTAGTTCTGGTGATATTTCTTTCACTGGCTGGCTACTTAATGACAGCACTACATTGACAATATATGAAAACTCAGGTGCTCAACCGAGTGCTGCTGCTGAATTGTTACAAGCCAGCTCGACTATCTACATTTCACTAACATATTTAACTGATGCAGCGTGAGCGGTAAAATGGAAACTGACAATCAGATATTGGTCGCACTAGGCCGTCTTGAGGGCAAAGTTGATGCTCTCATTACACGCCAAGCTCTACATGACGAAGACATTCAACGTCTTGATACCCGTCTTAGACAGCTTGAGCAAGGCCGTTCATGGTTACTAGGTGCTGCTGCTGTTGTTGGAGCTATTGCTTCATTCATCGCAACTAAGTTAGGAGTTTGACATGGCCCGGCCACGCAAAGGAAAAGCTAAACTTAAGGTATATACAGATCCTAAGACCGGCAGGAAACGCCGAGTATCTTATGGACAAGCTGGTAAAGCTAAAGGTGGTGGCCCAAGAGTCAAACCCGGTACATCTAAGGGTGACTCTTATTGTGCTCGCTCTCTAGGTATTAAGAGAAGACTTTCTAAAAGCAAGCAAAATGACCCTAACTCACCCAATAACCTATCCCGTAAACGCTGGAAATGTGTAGGAGCTAAGAGTAGAAAATGAAAAATAAAGACATACTAAACAAACTCCATGACCTCTTGGCTCAAGAATTGACTGACAAGATACTGTCAGGAGAAGCATCCAGTGCTGAACTAAGTGTTGCCCGCCAGTTCCTTAAGGACAATGGCATTGATGGCACTATTGAACAAAGTGATCCCTTAGCTAATCTAGCCAAGATTCTCCCATTCAGCGATGAAAGAGAGGCTGGATAATGTCTAAGAGTAAACTCAAGATTAAAAAAGGCAGCCCCAAACCAGCTAATCCTTCTCTATATGCGAGTGTAAAGGCAGCAGCAAAAAGAAAGTTTGATGTCTATCCATCAGCATATGCAAATGCTTGGCTAGTCCGTGAGTACAAAAAGAGAGGCGGGAAGTATAGATGAGTAATCTAAATAAACGCCAACAGCAGACAATGAAACGTCACTCAAAGCACCACTCAAAGAAGCACATGGCTCTTATGCGTAGACTTATGATCCAAGGTAAAACCTTTGGGCAAGCTCATAAAGAAGCACAGAAGAAAGTAGGCAAATAATGAGTCTTACTAAGTGGTTTAAGGAGGACTGGATAGATATCAAGACCGGAGAGAAGTGTGGCAGGAAGTCTGCTAAGAACTCTAAAAGACCTTACCCAGCGTGCAGACCTAAAGCTGTTGCTGACCGAATGAGCATTTCTCAGAAACGCAGCGTAGCTAAAAAGAAAACCAGCAAAGAAAGAGTGGAATACCCGATTACAGCCTCGGGAAAGAAAAGGCTAAAAATTAAAAAGTAACCCATTGGAGAGAGATGGAAATAATAACTGATGAACGAGTAATTGAGCTTCTGATGTCGCTCGTTGGAACGGCATTACTGGGACTTATTGGATTTGTTTGGAAGATCAGTCACAAAGTCTCAGGACTTGAGAGACAGTTAGAACATCAACGAGAAGCTCGTAATCGAGACTATGATGAGCTTCGTAAAGACATTGATATGATCATGGAAAATGTGTCTAAGAACAGAGAATGGACAACAAGCCGCATGATGTCAATCGCTAAAGATTTACCACGATAAAGGATATAACTAATGATACTACAACGACTTATGGAGAACCTCCAAATAGATGGGGGTACTCAAGGTAAGCATGAGGATGCCAAGTACTTCCTTCAGGATGGTACGCCCTATCATGGGCCTACTCATGTAGATGAGAACATGCTGAGACGTACTGGTATCATGCATTCTCCTGAGAGCATGCCGGTGTTTACCCAAGAACAACTTAAAGCACTGATGGAACGTCTCCAGATTCAGCAGTTACAATCAGGTGGTATTGCTGGCATGGCCCAAGGATCACGCCAAACAATGCAAAGTGTTCCCGGCCCTAGTGTTCAGAACCAAACTTTCGGTGGCGGTGGTAATCAAGCGGGTAATCTACAAGGTGGTGGAGGATAAGGAACCTATTATGAAATTTTTAAAGCATCTTCTAAAAGACGAATATGGCGGTGAGTCAATTGAGATGGCTCTTGTTGTATCCACAGTAGCTATCGGAACACTTGCAAGTTACAAGTCAGTCACATCAAGTCTAGACACAGGTCTAACTAATATTACGACTGGCATTGCTGATGGCACTAGCAATGGTGAAGGTGGTTGATGACCACTCAGGAGACACTCAAGGACTTCAGGAACTTCCTCTACTTGTGCTGGAAGCACCTGAATTTACCTGACCCTACGCCGGTTCAATATGACATTGCTGACTATGTACAGAATGGGCCTAAGCGTAGAGTTGTACAGGCTTTCCGAGGTGTCGGTAAGTCTTGGATTACCTCAGCATATGTCTGTCACCAACTGCTATTAGACCCTACTAAGAACATCTTGGTAGTGTCTGCATCAAAAGCAAGATCGGATGATTTCTCGACATTTACCCTCAGATTAATCAACGATATGGCCATTTTAGAGCATCTTCGTCCCAATGACGATCAGAGGAACTCTAAGATTGCATTCGATGTAGGCCCAGCTCCTGCATCTCATGCTCCATCAGTTGTATCGAAGGGAATTTCATCCGCGATCACAGGGTCACGGGCGGACTTGATTGTAGCTGATGACATTGAGTCTCTGAATAATTCGGCCACTCAGACTACTAGAGATAAATTATTAGAGTCAATTAAAGAGTTTGATGCTGTTCTCAAGCCTGATGGTCACATCATCTACTTAGGAACCCCCCAGACTGAGATGAGTATCTACTCCTCCCTAACTGAGAGAGGATATCAAACTCGTGTGTGGCCCGCTAGAATCCCTTCTGAGGGACAAGAGAATAGAATGGGTGCTACCCTTGCTCCCCTTATCAAATCCCTTAGAGAGGACTCTGAGGCTTCTAGAGGGGACGCTGTTGATCCAGCACGGTTTAACAATGAAGACCTATTAGAGCGTGAGGCTTCCTATGGACGTACCGGCTTTGCCCTACAGTTCATGTTGGATGCTACCCTGAGTGACGTAAGTCGTTACCCACTAAGGCTTTCTGACCTTGTTGTGATGAACATCAGCGGTGACATGGGGCCAGAGAAGGTTGTATGGATGGCTGACAAGGATAGAGCACTGAATGATGTGCCCTGTGTAGGTCTAGCTGGTGATAGGTATTATGAGCCGTTTGAAGTGTCAGGTAGTTGGCAGAAGTTTACTGGGTCAGTACTCACAATAGACCCTAGTGGACGAGGTTCCGACGAAACGGCATACTGCTGTTGTAAGATGCTCAATGGATTTTTAGTAATTACTGATGCTGGTGGGATTGAAGGGGGATATGAGGACAAAGCTCTTCAAAGGTTGTCCGAAATAGCCAAGAAGGAACAGGTAAACAAGGTACTTATTGAGTCTAACTTCGGTGATGGCATGTTCACAGCACTGCTAACTCCTGTACTGTCAAAGGTTTACAAGGTCAGTGTTGAGGAAGTCAGACACAGTACACAGAAAGAAAGACGGATTATTGATACCTTAGAGCCGGTTATGAACCAGCATAAGCTGATTATCAATAAGAAGGTGATTGAACAGGACTATGACAGTACACGCCATCTACCACCTGAGAAGGCACTTAAGTATCAACTCTTCTACCAGATGAGCAGGATTACACGGCAACGTGGTTCACTGGCTCACGATGATAGGTTAGATGCATTGGCAATGGCAGTCAACTACTGGACTGAACAAATGGCTCAGGATGCTGACCGGCAGATGGCAACAAGAAGAGATATGGCTTTTAAGAGAGAATTAGAGGATTTCATGGGTTCAGTGGTCGGTCGTAAACCTAAGCCAGACCTATGGTTCTGAATGGGTGACTATGTGGATGTAGAAACATCTGGGCTGAAGGACTCATGAAGACTCAAAGCAAGCCAACATGAGAGCCTCCCGAACTTCCCAATGGGGGGTTTGGGGGGCTTCAGGATCTATAAAGATCTAAAGCAAACCCTTAATTGGGTTTATATTAATATATATAAAGGAGTTTACGTATGTCTAAAGGTGCATCAAGTAAGAAAACAGCAAGTAAGAAAGCCAGTAGTAAATCTAAAGATGCTGCTTCTGCTGCTGCTAAGTTAAAAAAGAAGAATGAAGATATGAGTGCTAAGAGAAAGCTACGCAACAGAAGACGTAAGGCTGTTGCTAAAAAGGGTGGATCTATGAAAGAACTCATGATTGAAGAAAGACTGCAATATTGATGGACTTAGTACTGGTTCACTGGACTGATACTGTTGGACATGGAGATAGTGCATGGATGACCTCAGATGAGGTTATGGATGTAAAGCCTTGTCCTATGGTTACTATCGGATATCTCATCCATGACAGTGATAGTTACATTGTTGTTGCTGGTACAAGAAGCATGGATGTTGATGATGATGCATTTGGAAATGTTAATGCTATACCTCGGTGCTGTGTCACTGCTGTTACTGCTATTTGTGATCGCAACCCCTGTCAGAATATCTCGCAATAATTTAGGTAAAAAAATCTGACAGGGTTTAAGCAAATTTGCACAAAGCGTTACCCCCCGCGACCCCCCAGATTTTACTTGCAGAATACAAGACTTTTAAAATGCAAGTGTCACACGTCCTGTCACGTATTGCCGTAAATGTCTGAATTTTCAACGTCAATAGGACATCCCAGCGGATACCAGATCCGCCTATAGGTATTGAGACTGATTCTCAGCGTATACACTCCTCACATATTCAAACAGTTGTTTCAAACGCTTGTTTGAATGTTTGGTGGAGTGTTTTGTTGTTGTTTACTCGCTCACTATCAGACGTACTCAGATAGCCCCTAATCTATTTCATACGCTCAATGACCTGAAATACCTAATACTCACGCAGATAGACTACGCTTAAAATGTGGATAACTCGTGGACTAAACAACCAGGAATATTTTCTATAAACCCTTGCCAGTACTACACTTATGAAAAAATATTTTATTTGTGTCAATATTCAGCAATTCAATTTGCATTCACTCACACAGGATTCATCTTTTAAAGTATCATTTTATTCAAGGCGGAAGCGTATCCGTCCGAAGTAAAGTGTATCGCAAAGCGTATTGCGATATTTAGATTCTAAACTGTAAAGGACATGAAAATGACTAGTAACGACCTTAAAACCCTTGTTCACCGCGTACGTGATTCTTTTAAAATTCGTAGGCAGAGCCTGAGCACCGTTGATTGCCTTGTAGAGTTCAGCCATGCCGATTTTATGGAAGTAAACGACTCCTTAACTGTCCGAATAGGCGAGCTTATGGAGGCAGATAAAGGTATTAGGTGCGGCTGGGATGGACTATCGGCCAATGGCCAACAATGGGCAGAATATCTTTTTCTAGCCTATGGGACTGCTGCTGAGAAGAAGCGAGTTCGTAAGGTATCCCGCGACACTGTTAAGGCCTTCACTGCCTCTATTCCCGGATGATAACCCTATACGCTATCCCTTCCCTTTATTGGGTAGGGTAGCATTCTCGAATCTTTGATAAGTTAAGAATATGGCTATCATCTAAGGCAGTATAGGCCTATTAGATAACAATAGCAGGATATCAGAACGCAAGCGTATTGCCGCCTATATGGACGTAATACCCTTAGGATAACTGGCTTGTATATTGGATAGTAGAGACGACGATTGACCATAGCAGGATACCTATATTCACTGCCTGATATAGTCCGTCAATACCTAGCGCGATATGATCCGCATATACCCTATAGTATACGCATGAGCATTCAAAACCTCATAGCCTATCTTGGGGCATACCATGAATATATATGCATGAGCGTAGGGTATAGTCTAGACGAGTAGTCATTGCAGGTATACCCGATAGCAAGGGTTCACTGTGGCCACGTTACGTGGACGGTATGCGGATGCATATCGAATGTAGACTCCAATAAAGCATACAAGCCCATGCGGTGTGTGTGTACTAAAGGGGAGTCCGTCTTTAAATAGCAACAATAAACCTAGACCCGATGTATATATCGGGATACTCAAGTGGCCCGGCTCCTGTTATGGGAGTCGGGTCTTTTCTTTTAACCAATAGCACTTGGAGGTGCGTAATGTTTAGTAACTATGAAGTACAGAAATCACGTGGTGCGTACCGTGTGATCGATAGAACTATTGGAACCACTGTAGGTGGTATGGACAATCTCAACAAAGAAACAGCACATGAGAGCTGTGAGCAGTTGAATGCTGCACATGTAGTACATGTAGGAGGTGACTCATGATAAATCTCATAGATAACGAATTGGTTTTAGCGGAAGCTATCTTAAGCCTACATCGACCAATCCACAGGGCTGATGGCACGCTTGAGGGATATGGTGAATGTTTCTTGTCTGGTATCAAGGAGATCAGACTGGTAGATAGTGGCCATCGGGATGCTATCGAAATAAAATTTGCTGATGGTTCCTTTCAAACATTCACACAGGACTTTGCAAATGTAGAATCTAGAGATTTAGGGAGGTGACTCATGAATGACGATTTAGAGCAAGCCGTAAGAAAACTAAATCAAGCCATACGTTCTTTAGATAGTGAAGAAAATGAACTCAGTGAGGAGGATATTAGGCAAGCAAAAACTGATGCATCTGTTGCCGTTTGGTTGATGGAGAAAGTGCTGCATAGATTGAAAGGAGATAACTCATGGTAGGTACATTAATAGCAGCAGCAGCAATCTATCTAAGTCCACTAGAGAAAGCTGTACATATGGTGGAGTCTAGTGGGAGCACTGCATCAGGTATTGTGGGTGATAATGGTGATGCCATTGGGCCTATGCAGATACATAAAGCATGCTGGACAGATGCAGTAGAGCACGATGACTCCATAGGTGGAGAGTACTCTGACTGTGATGGCCTTGAATATTCAATCAAGATATTCAGGGCTTACCTTGACAGATATGCAACGCCTAAGCGTATAGGCAGCATGCCATATGATGAAGCAGCAGCTCGCATATGGAATGGTGGCCCTAATGGTCACAAGAAGAAAGCTACAGATAACTACTGGAAGAAAGTGAGTAAGAATCTATGACAACGATGACTGATAAGCAAGCTAAAAAGGTTGAGTCACTCAAGAAAAGTAATGGTGGCCCTTGGGACAATGTATCTAAACCTTGGTCATTATCCTTCGATGACTGTGTAATGGTTGAGGTAAGTAGTAATGAGACTGGTGTGCGGATGACGCTAGGCATAGAGCCGGATGGACACTGCCACTCTTGAAAGGAAGATAATGAGAACAAGAGTCATAGTATGTAATCATCGACAAATGAAAACTTTCTTAGACACCCAAGAAGCAATGGACTGGTGTCAGAAATGGGTAAAGAAAGTAGACAGCTCAGTCAGTCACCCTATTATTCAGGAAGCAATAGACCACTTCACCAAGAAGCGTAAACCTCCTGAGTATGGGCATGTATGTCTGCGTATCTGGCGTAAACACCGAGAGAATACTCAAACTCTGAAAGGTAAATGATGAGACTAACTACCCTGCCTCAGATGGGAGGTGTGGAGCTATGGCGTGGGCCATCTGTTATTGATGGGTCAACTATTGGTTTACTAGCTACACTCCAATCATCTAATAGGAAGACTGGCAACATGATCCAGACTTGGATACTGAGAGAGGATCAATCTCCTGTTGATGCAGTCAAGTCTGGTGCTGATGAGAGTATCTGTGGAGGATGTATACACAGGGCTAAGGATGGCAAGCAGCGATCCTGCTATGTCAATGTAGGCCAAGCACCTAATGCTATCTGGCGTTCATGGAAAGCAGGTAAATACCCCAAGGTAAATCCACTTGAGTTCTCTGAGTATTACTCAACTTACCGGGTGCTTAGACTTGGTGCATATGGTGACCCTGCTGCTGTACCCTTTGATGTCATTGCTGATGTTATGCACAGTAAATGGATGAAGTGGACTGGGTACACTCATCAATGGAAGTGGTGTGATGTTAGGTTTAAAAAATATTTAATGGCATCAGTTGAAACCCTCGCAGAGAAAGACTATGCTAACGACTTAGGTTACCGCACCTTTAGCGTACTGAAAGAAGGTGAACAACACAGAGATGACGAGATAATCTGTCTCGCATCAGAAGATCCCCGTATTACATGTGAGCGATGTGGACTATGCAATGGTGCTAGTCACAAGAAGAACATCGCTATCCCTGTTCATGGCGTTGGAGCCACGAACTTTAATCGCAAGATGGAAGCAGCGTATGCTTCCTAATAAATTGAATGGAGACTCAACATGGTAGCAATACCTGTACCAACCAATGCATTGATGGAGAAAGAGAAATTTGGCAAGGCGTACACAACAGAGCAAGTAGGTAGACTCAGCCCTCCTCGTGAGACTGAGACTCATAAGCCTCAACATCACCACAATATATTTGACATGGTAAGCAATGGCTTACAACGCTCAGGGTTCCAGCACTCAGAGCCACTGCACTATGTGGCTAACAACCCAAAGACCAAAGAACCAGCACGGTTCATGACTGTAATGAACGTGGTGCATGACAAGATATCTAACAGACTGGGTGGACTTGAAGCTCATCGTCAGGTGTTCATCCAGAACAGCTATGACAAGTCATTGCCTATCAGTATTATTACTGGAGTCAATGTATGCATCTGCTCTAATGGTCTGACATTCGGGCAAGTAGAGGGTCGAGTCAAGCGTAAGCAGACTCGTCGTGTGGCTGATCACCTATATGGGATGATCTATGGGGGTATTGATCGCATCCTTGGTGGCATGATTGAGCAGGACAATAAGGTAGTTACCTATCAGAATGCTGAGATGACTAACCTTATGGCTGATCACATCATTATGGAGAGCATGCGTCAGGGTGTGGTCAATCCTGCTGGTGTCAAGGAAGTGTATGACAACTGGGCTACACCTAACTACGATGAGTATAAGGATCGTAATGCGTGGTCACTTATCAATGCATTCACTGAACGGGATCGTGGTCGTAACATCTTCCGCCGTCATGGCAACCACAGAAAGCTGGTAAATATTGTTGATAATTATATCGACAACGCCCACACCAACCGCATGTTAGAGTATGATGCTGTTGGTACGCAACCAGATGAGACAGCAGATATCAGCATGGGAACTGCTGACTTCTGAACACAATCCATCTCCCTTTCAGTGGCCCTCGGCAAGTAATACGCACCTCCATCAACTTGCCGGGGGTCTTTTTATATAAGGAACAATTATGTCTGCACCTCACTTGAAAGTAGGACAATCTGTAACCGTCTCTACAAACGACACTGATTACAAAGCTGGCTTTGTATACGTTGAATATGTAGATGACTTCTTTCACATCGTTAAACACTTAAAGACTGGTGAGAAGTTTGAAGTTACTTCATTAGATATCAAGGAGCTATGCGTATGAAAGAACACCGACTACCTGAAGGGACACCTATCCATGTATGGGATGAGATCTCTAATGGATATGAAAGTGGTTACCAATATGTACGTGATGGTAACTTCAAGAGTAAGTTAGCAATGGCATCAGATTGCATGGTCAAGCTGACTACTAGAGATGGTAAGCTGCGAGTGCGTAACGTTAAAGAGTATGAGATCTTTGAGCTGCTGCCTGATCGACCTGACATCAGCAGACTTGATAAGATGTTGAAGGAGGATGGTGCGTACTACATACTCACCTACCCTCGCGGAGATTACATCAAGACGTTTGATGTTAATTTAGATTTTCTGAAAGGATCTAATGATGATGACTGCGTACCACTTTTCAAGAGTGATAGCTAAAGATCAGTTGGCTGCTGTTAAACTATGGAATAGTTCACGCATTAAGGTTGTTGATTGTCAGCTATTCCGTGAAGATAAGCCTAATAGGAATGGCCCATACTTGATGCTGAATGCTCCTCTTGACAGAGTAGATGAGTATAGATGGAGGATAGCAGTTGACCACTATCTAGACCGACGAATATGGGTTGAGTTCATGGGTAAGAAAAGGTTCAAAAGACTTGAACCCTGTGACGAACTTTATGGAACATCATATCCAATCAAATAAAAATTCAAACAGAAAGGTAAGCGATGACACGTAAGGTGCACCAACACAACACCCGTGATGTGACATGGACAAGGTTCCAGCGTTCTTTTAAGCAAAGACAGAACAAAGTAATAGGTAAGAAAAGTACTAAAGCACCCACACTTAAAGGCTTCAAGAAAAGGAGAAACAAATGAAGAACCCTGAAGACTACAAAGTATCTATAACTAAACCACTCAATGAATGTCTGCGATGGTTGAAGCGTGGTAAGCTACGAGTAATCGCACGTCACTTTGTTCAAGACTGGTGCGATGAAGGGTGTGAAGATCTAGCTGAAGAGATGTGCCATCAGTTAAACAAGTGTGGTCAGCTTGACACATTCATGGAGCTGATGGATAAACATAGTGACAAAGTATTTGTTGGGGACGATCATTAAACTGGAGGTAGATATGGCAATACGAGTAAGAGGTTCATCGTTTCAGGTGGACTTTGTTTATGAAGGTAAGCGTTACCGACGTAACAAACCATCTAAAGAAGCAGCGTTAGCTTGGGAGGTTGAAGCTAAAGCTAGGGTGATGAAGGGTCTTAGTCCTGACGTAGATCCTGATCCTGAGCCTGAGACTGTTCAGGGTAAAATGTTTGGGCATGTTGCTGACACAGTGTGGCAACTCAAATGGTCTAAGCAGAAGTCAGCTAGGTCTACTAAGAATAGACTGAACAAGGTGCGTGCTGACATTGGTGATGAGACTTTACTTACTGACATAACAACAGATGTACTTGATCAGTATGTAATCAGTCTTGAGCGTATGGGTAACAGTCCCGGTACGATCAACAGAAAGCTGAGTATTATTTCTGTAGTACTGCATCACTCTGCAAGACGTAAGGATCTAACAAGTGTACCTCACATACCTAGACAAGGTGAGCCACCTACTAGGTTCCGTTGGTACACCGAGGATGAGCAGCGTAAGATACTTGAAGCATGCAAGGCTAACAATAATCCTGAGTTCTTTAGGTTGATTGTTATCCTCTTCGATACTGGCATGCGTATCAGTGAAGCTCTTGGATTAACCCGAGACAATGTGTTACTTGATAAGAACATGATTGTCCTTCATGAGGGTGAGACTAAGAATGATGCTGCTCGATCAATCCCTATGACAAGCAGGGTGCATAAGTTGTTGGCATCAACCGATACTAATAACTGGTACTTCAGTATGAACTATGATGCTGCCTGCAAGGAGTGGCATGGTGTACGCAACTCTATTGGCATGGGTAAAGGTGATATACTTCACGCAATGAGACATACATTCTGCTCTCGATTGAGTCAGAATGGTTCAGATCTCAGGCGTATACAGGAGTTGGCCGGTCACAAAGATCTGTCTACTACTCAGAGGTACACTCACCTGAATACTGAGAGGCTGCAAGATGACATCAGTAAGCTGGAGTCCTGCACAAACATTGATGATCTGCTAATATAAGCACCATTGGAGCAAGGATGCGACAACAAGATCTTGAGCAAGAGATGTTGGATCGAGGGCGAGAGAGATATCATTCAAAGGTATCTCGTGCTACCGAGTTGAACATTGAGTCAACTCACCCGGCAGGACAACGATTATTACAGAACAGCATTGTACTTTTAGCTGATCACTTCAAGGACTGGATACACCACGCCCAGCATTCAGCAGGTAAGAAGCATCGTGCTTTACCTTATATTGAATTGATACCTGTGAAGGTACTAGCTGCCTTGACTGCAAGAGCCACGCTCGATGCAATCAGTGGTGGCAGGAAGATGACGGGTACAGCAGCACACATAGGTAACTTAGTTGAAGATGAGTACAAGTATAGAACACTGAAAGAAGAGTATTCAACCCTCTGGGCACAGATGAATAGAGTATTGGATCGGTTCAAGTCCACTCAGAACAAGGCCAAGTTCATTGACAAGACTCTCAGGTTTCACAAGATCGTGTTACCGACTTGGAATACCGAGGAGAGGATACGTGTAGGTATCGTGTGCCTAGAACTCATGAGGCAGGCAACAGGGTTGATTGATATTGTTGCCCGTAAAAATCAATTTGGAAAAGCTGAACAGTGGGTTGAGCCAACCGAAGATTTGATCACTTGGTTCAAGGGTGCTCACTCATATATGGAAGGATTAGATCCCGTCTTCCTTCCTATGATCGAGCGTCCATTAGCTTGGACTAATGTGTTCATCGGAGGTTACTCGACTGATATTACTCGACGTAGGCCACTGATTAAAACCACAGATAAGACACACCTAGACACTGTTGCACTTGCTGATATGCCGAAGGTGTACCGTGCAGTTAATGCTGTGCAATCTACACCATATAAAGTAAATCACTTTGTACTTGATGTGATGAAGCACTGCTGGGATAGGGGTGTAGCAGTAGATGGACTTGTGTCATCTGAAGATGAGCCACTGCCAGCTAAACCTACTGATATTAAAACGAATAAAGAGTCACGTAAGGAGTGGCGTAGACGTGCAGCCAAGCAACACTTTGACAATGAGCGTCAGAGATCACAGCGTCTGCATGCCCTGCGTGTACTCAGCCTAGCTGACAAGTTTAAAGATCAGGATGTGTACTACCCACTGACCTTAGACTTCAGAGGTAGAGCCTATCCACAGCCCTACTTCTTACAACCTCAAGGCCCATCGTATGCACGCTCACTGTTAAGTTTTTCCAACAGTATGGAGATGACTGAGACTGGTGCTAAGTGGTTGATGATCCACCTTGCCAACAGCTTTGGCCATGACAAGTTGAGTTATGATCAACGTATTGCATGGGCAGATCGCAACAAAGAGATACTCCTATCTATAGGTAGAGATCCCCTCACCTACATGGACTGGACTGAAGCGGATGACCCTTGGTTCTTTTTAGCAGCATGTGGTGAGTTTGCTCAGATGCATGACAATCCTAAGTTTAGGACTACTTTACCTATCGGTATTGATGCGACTAACCAAGGACTACAGCTCTATGCATTAGCACTGCGTGATCCTGCTAGTGCAGCAGCAACTAACTGCCTACCCTGCGAACAACCTAATGATCTATACCGACAGGTAGCTGACCAGACCTTGAAGATTATTGAGAACAGTAATCATGAGTATGCAGCAGGCTGGCGTGAGTTTGGACTTGACCGTAAGTCAGTCAAGAGACAGACA